CTTGTTTTTCTGGGTGTCAAAACCCTGCCCGGCACTTTGGAGCATAAGTTCCACTGTGTTAAAACCGTTTCTGTGGTCTGCTCTGGATTACTCTCATGATTGGGAGCTCCTCAGCAGTTGGTATAGGCAGCCTCGTAGTATGGAGTGTAAAAACAGATAGCTCTTAGCACCCGTGGGTGGAAGAGCGGTCGCACAGACTAGGCTACGAGAGATCGGGAATATTATTAGCCATAATGGATAGTAAAAAATTTTCTCGAAAGATGGTTCCTGCGGACTTGTCGAAGTTTCTCTACTTCCCTAGTGGGTTGTTTAATACCTGGTCATTCGGTTTTCTATCGGCTAACTTTCATGACGGAAAGTGGAAGGACGCTGCTGGTCTATTGGGTGGATCAAAACTAGCTAGGTTGTGGAGTTTGATAGATGAGCCTGTAGGGGTGTTGTCCATCCTAAACACAACACAGAAAAAGTTTCCCTCGGACCTTCTGGTCCTATGCGATCACCGTGTCGGTCGCATTGGTAGAGGTTGTGATTGGATCGTACCTCATTTTAAGGTTCAGTTTTCACTTCGTTATTTGAATTTAGAACTTCCTGGATTATATCTCATGGAATCCATAGTTGCTAATCGCGGAGTGCACAGAAAAATACTGGACTTGAAAGAAACTTATCGAAAACCCACATTTCTCAAGCAATTGAGATTTCGCCATGAACCTAGAATCCCGATGAATTTTGCACCTTTAGGGGTTTATAAACCATGGCATGTGGCGCATGAACTCTTCTTCTTATCCAAGATTAGTTTCCAATTCAGAGATACCATGTTGGAGTGGCCTTATGATTCCCCACTCTTACAGCTTGCGGTAGCAGTTCGCGATTTACCTCGTCCTAAGGGCCCTTTGCGTTTATTCAGGGAATATAGGAGAGGTTTAAAAAGGGACTGCTATTTCGAGGCTCTGAAGGAAGAAAAGAATCTTCCAAACCCAGGTGGGCTACTTGGGGGTGGTCGTACTGGCAAAAAACAAGAGAAAAACAAAGGAATCCATGTTAAGAGGAAAGACGGAACCGAGTTCAATTTCTCCTACGATAGAAACAATGAACAGTTAGTTCAGGAGATAGAAGCACCAAATACCTTCGAGAGGATGAAAAACAAGAAACATAGGGCGAAAAGAAAAGATGATAGACGAACTGACCATGATAGACATAAGCACAGGCGTGACGGCAAAAGTCAAGACAACCTGCAGTTCGAGAAAGTTAAAGTCAAATCTAAATTGTCAGACCCTAAACCCATCCTGCCAGTTTCGAAGAAGAACAAAAAGCAGCTGCCTGAGATCAATGTGGACTCAGATAGCGATGATGAGGAAGAAGATTTTCAACTGCCTAATTATAGAGATTGGGAGACATTTACTTATCATGTGGTAGAACTTTGGTTTTATATCATCAAACTGAAGAGAAAGAGGACAGCTAGCCTTCCAGCTGAATGGATTAGAATACTGGATGAAGATTATCTATCTGCTGTCAAAAACAGTGTCAATTACACCACTTTTTGTTATAAATACACATCTGACAATTATTACAAATCTTTCAGGAAAGCAGCTAAAGCCAGAGGATTATACGATTTGGTAGCTCTATTCGAGAAAAACACTGAGAGGTATTTCTTCGCTTTTGAAGCACAGAAAGCTAAGAATAAGCTTGAGCTTGGAGAGGGTAACTCCAAATACTATGCTATGAGAAGAACCACAACCAACTCCCTGAATAAGGAGGTAACTTTTTGGAAAGTTGGTCAGTTTCTTGTTTTCTCTTTGGCAGCACTTACTGCCACGGTGGTTCTTGGTTATCAATCATACAGATTAGCAAGATATGTAGATTCTAAAACGCGCTCAGCTTATGGGGGAGTGGTATCAGCATGCGGATATGTCGGAAGTTTTACAGCTTCCATGCTCAACTCTCTTTATACCCCTTTCGAATACGGCCAATGGTTATTATCAACCCCGGTACTTCCTGAGAACCCTGTTCAACAGCACACTCTTATAACTACCTTCCCTAGATTTTCATTGTATCTAGAAGAGATCGTCAAGATTTGCCCTGGAGGGTGGTGGCTCATTTCAGCTCTAGAAAGATTGAAGTATGGTAATTGGAACACATACAAGTGGCACAAGAAAAGTTCGAAATGGAAATTTTGGGACCGTGTCGCTCAGCATAAAAAGATCAACAGAGCATTTCAGGTTAACAATGGAGTTTCTCATGAGCATGAGTATAGAGTGTTTCTTCACAATTACAATTGGAAAGTTTTCACTGATGGAGTTTTCCACCTTGATGAAAGAGTACTGCCTACTGCGTGGATACCATGGATGTCAAAAGACGAATCTGTGCAAATCATGGATAATTTTAATATTGGACATCTTGAAGCCAGAACAGTGCCTTTATCAGAAAAAGAGAGTTACTTTTATCCACTGATGTGGTTTATGTCGCCTATGGTCGTGCCTAGAAATACATACGAAATCAGATGGGCAGCAGCTGTGGGGCGTGTGGTCAAGTACCCTAATTCTAAGATTAGTGACCCGGCTCTTTATGCTACCTTTAAGAATGTAATGTTGGAGTTAAGAGTTGACCATATAGAAATTCCTGACTGGGAAGAACAGTTAGATGCTAGACAAAAGAAAAACATCAAGGAAGCTAGAGAAAACAGGGAGAAAGAAATTAGATTTGACAACATTAAATGCCAAGTTAAATGCGATGAAGGGATTTTCGCAATTAGTAAAATGGTCCCCAGACTTATAACCAATCAGTCTGGCGAAGAGTTCTTGGCGATGGGAAAACAGACTTCAGAAATATCAAAATGGGTACACGAGGTTCTTTTTAGTCTGGAAGCAGATAAACCAATTATCTTAGAGGGTATACCGTACTACTTTTACTTTGTCGCTGGTAGTACCTCTTCAGATTTGGATGCTTGGATGAAGAGATCGATAGAAAGCGGCGCCGGTGTGTGGACACTGGTAATGGGGGATGATTCATATTCATATGTCATAGAGGAGTCTTCGGTTTATTGGTTAGAGAACGATTTCTCAGCGTATGACAGGACTCAGCACTTCCTGCTCAGAAAGTGTGTTGATAAAATGTTAAAACTCTCGGGATATGAAGAATTGGTTAGGTTTCGCAAGGCGATGTATGGAAAGAGCCTGAAGTTTGATAAGGAAAAAGATGGTAAGAAATCACCACCTGTGGTAGACATTTATGGGGTGCCAGCAGATATGAGATACACTGGAGAAGCTGCTACATGTTTGGATAATTCTTTGATTAATATTGTAGCTTTCGCAGTATGCCACTCTCAGAGTGGCTTCTCAGATCAGATCTTGGAACAGAATTTTCTTAAACTGGGCCTCAAATCAAAAATCAAAAGACACTATTTTGTGCAGCACGGAACATTTTTGAGAGGATCTTTCTTACCTAATATAGACGGCGGATACACTTGGACTAGGCTGCCTAGTTTTCTATTAAAATTTGGAAAAGTCCTCACAGATCCTCATAGAATATTACCACAATCCATACCGTATCATAACAAGTGTGCAAGTATAATGTTGGGCCAATGGTTGTCTTATGGAGACATGACAAACAACATTTTATACGAGACCCTGGATTTTGAGATACGTCGCATCACTGATGGGGTAACTCCAGTGGATGTGAAACTCGATTTCTGGCAGATACCTATGGAAAAATCAACCTACGTTACCAAAGATGTCATATATGATTGGATCATGAACCGCTACAAAATAGAAGTGGATGAATTGCTGGATGCTTTAGAGATCTTACGAGATGTTAAAGTTACTGATTTACCAGTCACTTGGCACGATCAACGTTTTGACGTGCTTTTAGTAGATTATATTTAACAACGTGGCAGTCCTGAGCATGACGTTAAACTGCTCCGCTCCAGGGCGAAAGAACTCCTGGCCTCGGCGATGGCATCAAAGAGGAAAAGCTGTGGTGGCTCAACAAAACCCAAGATCTCTACTTGACAAATAGGAGTAAGATGTAACACTATCACCCTACTAAACCAAATCCATGAAAAACACACAATCCAAAAGAAAACAAAATCAAAGAAAAAGAAACGCAAATAAAGGACACGTCACCAGGAACGAACTCAAACAGATCATAAGTGAATTGAAGCCCAAAACAAGACAGTCTAGGAACAGGAGAAGAGATAAAGGGGTAAGTTTATCTAAGGTTCCAGCTTCAATGGGAATAGATTACAATGTAAAAGCACCGCGTTTCAAGGCTGCAAAGCCTGGTTCCATTTGTCTCTCACACAGAGAAATGGTGAGTGTCGTACCCGGCACAGAGGATCTAGAAATTGTTACTTATCAAGTAAATCCCGGAATTCCAAGAACCTTCCCGTGGTTAAGTACTTTAGCCAATGGGTTCGAGAAATTTGAAATCAGATCCATGCAAGTGCACTATGTACCTATATGTTCCACAGCAGAAAATGGAACACTCCTCATGTATCCTGAGTACGATGTGAAGGATCCCGTACTCGATCAAGTATCCCAAATACTGAACATGGAAGGAGCTGTGTCGGGGGCTTTATGGAAACCACACACTATGACCATACAGCCAAAGAAATTTAATCAAGTCAAAGCTTATCTCATTAGCAGTCAGTATGAAATTCCCGAGGATATTTTATTGTACAATCCAGTGAATATAAATATCGGCGTGAAGGGCGCCGGGGATTCCATTGACGTTGGTATGTTGTATATAGATTATGAGATAGAGATGCTAGTAGCCTCTACCGATTCCGGGTTGAATTTAAGTTTTGGCTTGTTGCAGTGGTTTGGAGCCGGTTTCGCTCAAGTTAACAATTTGTGGGCTCCAACAATAGGAAATTCTACCACTGCACCCAGATGCGGGACATTTAACTGGACATTCACTGATCAAGGTACCACCCTACAGTTCGCTAAACCATGGGTGGGAGTCTGCGTCCTCTACGTTAAAGTTAGCAACGGGTTCGATGAAAATAGACCTGTGGAGCTTTCGTTTGGAGGAGGAGGCCAAGGTTGGTACGAGTTTGAATCTATCAATGATACCATCATCACTGGGGATGACACACTCACCTTTTTTCAGATCCTGAACATGCCTGCAAAATCGAGTGTGACCTTTACCGGAGGGTACACAGCGGGAAATACTTCCAATGATGGATATTTAGCCTTATACCCCTGCACTCCCGCATATTGGAACACTGTAGATCCCAATTCTATAGCACCGTTCAATATGCGTAGAAAGGAAGAGAAGGATCTCTTCCAAGTGATGCGTCCCGAGGAACATTTCGACGTACCGGAAATTGTTCGAAATATTCCTAAGAAAAGCCTTTCACGTCCCTTCGCACCTCCCGTAAGGAAGAAATAAGACGAAGGTCGGTGAACCCTACACCGTTAACAAATTGTGGAGTCGAGCGCTCAACTTAAGAAGCCTTAGTGTGTGACTAGCTGGCTAGAGTGTTGGCCTTCTCAACCTTCTCTGGGGATG